ATGTTCTTAGTTTGGTCAACAATACCAGAAGTAACATAAGTTATTGAATCAGTAGAAATTTTGAGACCAGCATTTGAATTAGCTGATGACATTCCTTTCTCATTATAGACAAACCATTCTGCTGTTTTTTCTATAATTTCAATACCTTTACCTTTAGTATCTCTTTTCTTAGTAACCTCACGAACCTTTTTAATTTTTCGTGGATCAATATATCTAATTTCTGTAAGTCCTTTTCTTGGACTAGTTGGGTCTATAACTTTGTGAAAGTAAATACGACCATCAATATAAAATCTTTTAAATATATCGTGACCCTTTTCATCAAAATTAAGTAAACTCATTACTTCATCAAACTCATTACGAATTTTTGCTTTGATATTTTCTGAAACTGCAAGTTTATCTAACGATATAGAAACCGATTGATCTCTATCGTCTGAGACAATAACTTCATTAATAATATCTTCGATTGCCATATCACATTCAGGATGTTGGGCAACCTCTCTATATCTTTTAATTAAGTCAACATCATTTTTGGCAGTAACCTCCATGTCGAGATACTGTCCGAAATAACCTCCAGCAGATATTGTGGTTGTACCATCATCAGGAGAAGGCACCGTAAAGGCTTGTTTTGCCTCAGCGGGCTTCTCCCGATCATCATTCGCTCTTGTTATTTGGAAGCCAAGTAATTGTACCATATTATATTTTCCTTATAACTTATTATTATTATGTAGTAGTATCTGTTTCAAAATACTGATATGTAAATGAACAGCTGAACTCCTCAATGGTATTATTAGTACCATAGTTTAGAGCAATATCATCTAGAGCAGTTGGGAATGCACCTCTTAAAGTATAAGATTTAAGAGTACTTCCGTTTCTATCTAAATGATCCACGAATATATCAACTTGATAATCTGAAGGATTAGTTAAGCCTTCGTTATCAGTCATATTATTCATCCCGTTCATCCATCTTTCTAGACCTCTATAAATTAAGAAATCTGTATCATTTAATACAGTAATAGACCATGGATTAAATGTTCTATCTCCGACTAAATTTAATACTCTTCCTCTAAAGTTTACAGGAACAGCAGTTAGATTTTGCCCAGGTATGACTGTTGCATTACATAAAAATGCTAGTGTAGCAGTTTCTCCTCCAACTGCTGAGTAACCAGGAAAAGGTAAAGTTACCTTAAACTGATTGGCTCTTGCACCACCGCCTTTTAGTCGGGCTTTAAAGTCATTAATGTTTGCCATTGTTTATCCCTCCTATGCGCCTGCTACTTCAGTAAAGGCAACGCCTGTACGAGTAGCAATAAAGTTAAGTTGAATGAAGTTAATAGAACGAGCAGGTTTAACAAATATGTCAGCCCTAAATTCGTTTCTATCTATTACATCTGCTGTGTTGTTTGAATCATCACACACTAAAGTAAAGTCTGTAATACCTCGTCTGCCTTGTACATCTCTTAGGAATGGTTCTACAAGATTTCTAAATTGAGCTCTTGTAAATTCATCATTAAACTCAAAGAGTTGAAACTTAGCAGCTGTTGATATTGCTTTTTCTAGAGTAATGAATAATCTTCTTACATTGATTCTATCAAAAGCACTTGGTTTTGATTGAGCAGTTTTATCACCGAACAACACAGTTCCTTGACCAGGAAATGCTGTTACAGGATTAACTCTTGCTTTATATAACTCATCTCTTTGTGTTTGATTTGGGTTAAAAGCAAGTTTTACTGCACCTCTAATCTGCCCTCTGTTAAATCCAGCAGGTGAGAAAAAAGGATCAGCGATGTTATCTGTTCTTGCACAAAGCCCAGCGATGTCACCATTTAATGGTACAAATCTAAATACATCATTGTATTTGTCATACATATATTTGTAACCACTATCAATGACAGCATAACTTGATGATGGTAAACCATCAGCAAATCCTACAACATTTTGTGTTTGAGTTACTGCATTTGCAACACCAACAACATCTGCTCTCGCAGGTGAAATAAATGCTACACAATCTTTTCTTGCAGTTGCAATATCCATAACAGCAGTTGCTTTTGTGTCGCCAGTAGCGTCAGCACCTGTCTGTGAAGGACCACAAATGAGTAAAGATAAATCCACATTTTCTACATCATTGAATTTTTCATATGCAGTTGCAATCTCAGCATTAGTAGCAACATAGTCATCTGTTCCACCAGTAAGTGAAGTGTTATCTACATTAAACGCATTTGTTAAAGCGTTATCAAAAGTTGTTCCTGCTTTAGCAAGACCGTCTGATAAAGTAGAGATGTGATCTATCCAATAGATAAATTTACTATTTCTATAAATTACATCTGGATAATAGTTTGAGTTACCTGAAGCGTCTTTAGCGTCATTAGCCTGTGAAACACCTTCAAATACTTCTAAGATTTCTCCTGCAGTTCCTGTGATTGAGCCATCTTCGTCAATAACGGCGATATGCATTTCATCATTTGAACCTCCAGCAGCAGCTACATCATCAGTAGTTGTTGGTGGTCCAGAAAATTGAAAATAATATTCCCAATGTCTTAGAAATTTAGCGTCATCAACAACAGCGTGTCTTAAACCGCCTGTTTCTGTTTGACCAGTAGCAGTATTAAATCTTGCGATTGTTAGAACATGAGTGTTAATTGCAGTTACCTTGTAATAAAATCCTGAAGGTGCACCTGAAGTTGAAGGTACAGCACTAGAGTCTCCAAACTCTAGTATGTCACCTACTTGAACCAAAGATCCATCATCTACTGTGATGGTTGTATCTCCGATAGCCGCAGTAGCGTCATTGACTATTAGAGTGCCACTTTGTGAGTGTGGTCCAAAAGCAGTTGAGTTAGGACATAAAGAAACTTTTAAACTGTTTCCTAGTGTTCCTGCTTCTCTTGCAGCCCAAGTACCTATGTTAGTTACTTGACCAGCGCCAGTTTCAGAATAATATGTATCAAGATAGTCAGTAGTATTTTTAATTAAGACAGCAGTACCAGTTGACACAGCATTTACTAATCCTGTGATTGGTCTTACTACCTTCAGATTGTTTCCGTATCCTAAAAAGTTAGCAGCACAGAAAAATTCTTCAAAGTTAGATGAGTTTGGTTTACCAAATATTTCAACTAACTCATTCTCAGATGAAATAGTTGTAATCTCATCAATTGGTCCTTTTTCTGCTGTTATTACTATACCACCCGCTGATGTTGATACAGCAGGAATGACATTAGTAAGATCCTTTTCAGTAACGAGAACACCTGGTGATACTTGAAAAGCCATATTTTAGTTCTCCTTAATATTAAGTTTATTAGTTATAACCCTTTGCATATATTTATGATATATCAAAACTTCACTATTCGCCTTTGCGATATGATACTGGTTGCCATAACTCGCCTGCGTCATCAAAAAATGAGTTATTACGACCCTCTGGATCATTTAATCCATCATCTATAAATCCAAAAGGTGCCATATCTGCCTCAATGGCATTTTGTTGTTCAGTAAACATTTGACCCCTAACATCTACATTAGTTAATTCTTTAAAATATCTTTGATTTGCCAACCACGAAAATATAACAAGACACATCACCAAATCATCTGTCGAACCTGGTTCAGCTTCAAAAGATTTTCCTTTGGCAATAAAAGTCGATAATTCAGAGATCACATCAAAATCTTGAATGATTAATTTATCACCCTCGATTAAACTTTTCAGGTTAGAAGTTCCAATTTTTTTTGTACCCTTTGTCATTCTCAGACCTAATTGATTACCACGACCACTAAAGCCTCCACCTAATACTTGACCTGATCTACCTCTTTGTGTGACCATCATCATATTATCATACTCTAATTCAAACTGTAAGTTATCTGCAACTTGTTGACCTAAATCATTTATCTCTACTAATATAAATGCGTTATTATAATGTTTTGCAACTCTTTCTATAATACTAGGAAAAACAAGTGGTTTAATTTCGTTGTCTCTATATTTTGCAACTAATTTATATGGCACACTTGTGCAATCTATTATACAGAATGCTGAATAATCGTTTGTCAATCCTCTAGATACATCAACTGTCATTGTGTAAATGTGATTCTTTTTTGGCATTTCATAAACATCTAAAGCACCACTTCGTTTAGGTTCAACGACAGGCATAGATTTAATTTTACTTGCAGTTATAAGTGTATCTACACTACCTAAAAACTCACACTCAAATTCTGTTGCAAACTGTGATTCACTTGTATTCTTAATTGTTTCTTCTTTCCACTTTTCATCACGACCAGGTACCTCACTCCAATGCACTTCGACAGGAACAAAGTTATTATTTTTATTTGTTGCGTCTACCCACATTTTATAAAACATATTCATACCATGTGGTGTAGAAACTATCATCACTTTAGAAGATTTACCAGAAGATATTGTAGGGTAAACTGAACTAAAAAATTCTTCTGCAATACTATTAGGTACATAAGCGAACTCATCTAGAAAAATAATATTAAAGGTACTTCCTCGAACAGCACTAGAA